AATGTAATTATCACCTTGCCCAAAATCCAAAACAGATGTTTCTGCCCAAACCTGGCCTACTCTAGATGTGCCATCATCAGTCCAGCCGTCTTCCATCTGGTAGATGTTGTTATCTGTTTTAGCCGCTACTGGGTAATTAGCAGTAATAGCGCCAATAGACGCAGTTACGTTTCTCTGGCCACGTATCCAGATATTATCTGAATAGTTCCATATAACATATTGGTTGGGCTCACCCGTAGTTGAATTGATGTCTGGATAGTCAAACCAAAACTCTGGGAATGCGCCGTTTTCGTGCATATGAGCGCGGTAGTTTCCATATAGTGGATCGTAGTTTTGTTTAATATCGCCAAACATCGGGCAATCGAGAAGGCGAATAGCGCCGCCTGAGTAGACCCAGAAACCTTCTTCACCAAACCAGACTGTGTAAGAGCCGCCGGATGCAATAGCGCAAGGAGCGGAGAAGGTTGTTGAACCCAGTTTCTCAACGCCATAGAAATACGGCGCACCGACATAGCGCACCAGAAAACATTCGTGTTGCGTTAAAACCAGAATGCCTTCCTTAACGCGCACGCCAGTAATAATTGGCGACGATGCTTCGAGATCGATATAACCAGCCTGACCTGTGCTTACGTTAAACGTCCAGCCGTTATAGTTTTCAAAGTCTGACCAGGCTACTCGGCGAGGATTTCCACCCGCTCCCATAAGCATAACAGAACGCTCAGCTGTAACAGCCATAGCGTAGTTGCCTGTCGGGGCATTCGATGGAACGTCCATCTTAGGAACAACGCCTGTAGTTGGCGTTAGATGTAATAAGCGCCCATCTGATGAGCAAAGACCTAATAAGTCTGAGCCGTAAGACGCAAAGCTCCAATGGTCTGGTTTACGGAAAATTGGTGGATTAGAACTTCGTTGCCTACCGTAATTATCCTGTCCAACAATCCAGTTAGCAGTGTGAACACCAGAGCCAGCGCTTGATGTATTAACTGCTGTGCCGTTCTTACCGCCAGAGGCTAGGCAGACTTTAAATGTGTCTGTGGTTAGCGGGATGACATAGTAAGACGTTCCTTCAACCAAGCCGGAAGGTAATGAGCCAGTTGTTGTAAATCTAACTACGTCGTCAGCCGTTAATCCGTGATCTGTCCAAGTTATAACTGCCGGTGAGGCATTCGTAATTGTAACAATAGCAGATGAGGCAATTGTGGTTCCAGAAGGGTCTGATATTGGGCTAACGTCAGTTCCCCAATCAAGAGAACCATAACCGCCACCAGCAACGCCAGACATACCTTGGAAGCCAGCTGGCGTAACATCAGTTAGCGAACCAAATAGAACGCTCACGCCGCTTTCGTGGCCTACAGCTGTCCATTCTCTAGAAGCATTGTCGCGCCACTGAAAAAGCGTTCTAACTGGCGAAGGCAGTGGGTCGGAAGAAATACGTGTGCTTCCACCAATAGGCATTAGGGCGCCAGACAGCCAACGCACATTTGATGTATCCCACCAGACATTTGCCGTATCATACGGCGTAGCTTGACGAATTACGCCAGGCGGGAATTTAATAGGAACGAAAGTCAAATCCGGCTCCAATCATCCTATTATCACTCTCACATACCCAGCAGAACCAGCGCTGCCAGAACCGCCTTGCGGCCAGTTGCCGCCACCAGTTCCAGCAGAGCCGCCTTGGCCAATGCTAATTAAAATAGATTCGTTTTTAAGAGGGGCATTCGAAGTAGTGTCGGCGTTAATTACATACTCAACGTATTGACCAGGAGATCCAGCTTGTGCGCCACCTCCACTATCACCCGCTCCACCACCACCCCCTGCAGCAGTTACCCAAGTTCCAAATTGTGATGGGCCACCAGTGCCACCTGGGTTTCCTGCAGTATATGTTGATGGCCACGTATTGCCTGCGCCGCCGCCACTACCGCCAGAGCCACCCTGCAATCTAATTGTTATGGTATTATAAAACGGAATTGTGATGTATTGATTTGAATAATAAGTTGTATCACTCGGTGTTACAGTAATTGATTTTCTAGTTCCATAAAACTCAGCAAAGTCTATCGGCGGAAAATTGCCGGTAGCACTATTATCAAAATAACCTCTAGAATTATCGTCCTTATACCATTTGACACCGCGATATGCCGCAAGATTTCTCCCAAGATTAAACTCGGTATTAATCGCATCTAAAGACAAAGTGCCAGATGTAGGAAGCGTCATTATCTAACCTCTAGCTTTTTAACTCTAGCGGATAATATTTTAACAGCCTCAATAAGTGGGCCTACTAGATTGCCGTAAGAGACTGCTAAAGTCCCATCACTTTCGTGAACAGCTTGCGGGAATATAGCTTTTAGCTCTTGAGCAATAACGCCTATACCCTCTTCACCACTGTCTATTCTATCGTAATAAACGCCTCTTAGCTGCTCAACTAATGTAAGCGCATCATCAATCGTGCGAACATTAGTTTTTAGCTTAGCATCAGAATAAGCTGAGATATTTGCTGCAGCTGTGAAATTACCAGATGTATCTGAGTAAATCATAGCCGTTCCGGCTGCATTCGATACATAGAATGGATATGTTGTGCTTGCGCCTACCTGGCCTGTTATTGTGCCACCACTATAGAAGCGTAGACCATTTAATGTTCCGCTTGTATTGATATTTAATGCACCAGCAGAAGCAAGATTAATCGTCGTGGCAGCATTAAGCGTCGTCGCTCCAGTAACGGCTAACGTGCTAGATAATGTTGAAGCACCAGTAACAGCTAATGTTCCAGAAAGAGATGTGTTGCCGGTAAATGTTTGAGTTCCTGTAACGGCCAGATTGCCAGACATTGCAACATTGCCGCCAGTAACATTAAGCTGGCCAGAGCCGACATTTAAGCCATTACTGGCAAGCGTAGTAGCTCCAGTAACAGCAAGGGTGCTTGATAATGTTGCTGCGCCTGTAACAGCCAATGTGCTTGATAAAGTGGTCGCACCTGTAACAGCTAATGTTGAGCCAAAGGTTGCAGCGCCAGTGTGCGCTGACGTTCCAGAAAGGGTCGTATTACCAGTAACTAGTAATGTGCTATCAAATGTCACAGCACCATTAACGCGAAATGTCTGACCAAATACCATAGGGCCAGCAGCAGTCTGTGATGTTGTCAAAGCGCGTGACAACATATGCGTATCAACGGTTGATAAGTCTGTGTTGATATGCGTTCCCCAGGCATTCGTATCAGCGCCAACCTCTGGTTGAATAAGGTTGTATGTCGGGGTGTATGTATTAGCCATTATATCACCGTCGTAAGGTAAGGTGCGGGGTCATTCTTTGGCACCCAGATTGTTGGGTCGTCAGGCTGATCTGGCTCAAGCCATAGGATATATGCATTTTGTGCATAGCTATCTGGCGTCTCTGTAGCCGCCATAGCTATTGTGCCAGACATATTGATTGCGAATGCCGCAACGTCTGGAGCTTCAGTTAAATCGAAATAGATATTCTGGTTATTAAGAGCAAATGCGACAGTATCTGGAGCTTCAACTGCAACAAGATATGCTTCAGAAATCGTCTCTAGATTGATAGCAACAACATCCGGCGCTTCCGTAGCCGCCAGAACCATCCCATTACTGGCAATCGCTGCAAAGGACGCTGTGTCTTGCGCTTCTGTCGCAACTAGATAAGCGAGAACGTCGCCAGTGGCTGCAATAAACGCCGCAACATCTTGAGCCTCTGTCGCGGCTAACGATAGTGTTGAGGATATCTCAACATTAACCGCAACGGTATCTTGAGCTTCTGTAGCTGCTAGGGCTGCAAGTAGCGTTCCTGGCGCATTCGCGGCAAGGGGCGCTTTTGCTAACGGTGAAAATCCTAGCATATAAGCGAAACCTTATTGTGCGGGAGATGTTGGCTGCGGCTCTACAAGAACCCAAGACTGTGTTGCTTCATCCCAAGTATAAACCTTGCCGTCATTTGGATAAGGAACAGGAGCCTCCCAATCCAAAGTTGTAGTGTTTAATATCCACGATGGATAAGGCTTCGGCGGGATGAAAGCGTCATATTGACGATTATATGTGTAACCAATTCCAGCATAGCGTTTGCGGAATTTGCCGTTGTAACTTGTTTGAACCCAATTACCGCCAAACAATCTCTGGCAAAATGCAATTCCTATGCTTTCAACTTCTTCGCCTGTTTGCCCGTCTGATGTATCATTGTTTGATACAACTATCACGCGAAGAACAACATCATTGTTGTCCAATTCTGCAAAATGCGCCATTGCTATTTACCTAGATAAAGTGCGGTTAATTGATCTTCATCGCCAATATGTCCAACAGGGAACATATTAAATGCGAGGCTAATTCTCGTATCTTCACCGCCTACAGGCTCCACCATATGAGTTAAGTAAGAAGGGAAGAATATTAAGTCGCCAGTTCCAACAGGAAACCACCAGCTTTCGGAATTAAACATATTCCATTCAGCCGGAGGAAATTTTATTTGCTGATACCCATCCCGATAAAAGTAAATCTTATCAGTGTCTTTATTTGCATTTACATAAAAGCATCCAGATACAAATGAATTTGGATGCGCGTGTTTATGATGAAACTGCCCTGGCTTAGTCCAGTTTAGCCAAGACTGAGTTATGCGTAATCTAACATCATTCTTTGGCGTAACAGTCGCCATAAAATATTCGTGAGCGCATTTCTCAATAAAGGTTGTAAGATTATTTAATTTCTTTTGCTTCAACAGATATTTATCAACGCTGCTTGTGTTGCCATCATTTGGACGTTGAGGCTGTTCAAGTAAAAACTGCGTTTCTTTTTCTGTTAAACCTTCGTCAAACTTAAAAAACCCTACAGGCGTAGGAAACAATGTCTCCATTATCACGCGAGAGCTTTCTCTAATTCGGCGTCCTTAACGCCCATTTCTTCTAATTGCGCTGCAGTATAAATCGTATTGATACTATCCTCAAACGCTTTGATTTTTTCGATTGTCTCATAAACCTCTTCAATCGTCGGGCAAGGACGCTCATCTTCCCAACGTGTGAACTTTTGCCCATCACATTCCCATTTTGCTTCTGGGCGAAGAAGATACATAGCTGTGTTTATGCCGTATAGTTTGTAGATTTTTTTCATCAGTTAAACTTTATGATTACAATACCAGAACCACCTGCACCGCCAGAAACACCAGGTGTATTACTTCCACCTCCACCGCCACCGCCTGTGTTTGCAGTTCCGGCTGTTCCGCTGTTTCCTGACGATGCACCCGGAGCACCGCCGCCCGAACCACCAGAGCCAAGTGCAGCGCCTTGTGATGTTGCGGCACCACCACCGCCTCCAGCGTAAGTTACGGATAAGCCAGTTATGGATGATGCTGTTCCAGCGCCACCCGCACCAGATTGTGAACCGCTTCCCGTTCCACCAACCGCTGATGCGCCACCACCCCCGCCATTAGGATATGGAGATGTGCCACCAGAACCGCCTCCAGTGTTTCCTTGTGAAGGCGTAGTTGCTGGTGTATTGCCAGCACCGCCTGTGTATGCAGGGCCGTTAGTTGAAGATGCGCCGCCACCGGAACCACCAGCGGCTCCATTTCCTGTATTGGCAGAATTTCCACCGCCTGTAGATGTAATTGTTGAAAAGGGGCCAGAACCAGACAAAGAACTATCTGTTCCTTTTGTTCCAACACTGGTTGAACCAGAACCACCGCCGCCTATGGTTGCTGTAAGAGTATTTCCTGCCGTTACGGAAATACCTGTGCCTACTCTAAAACCACCAGCGCCTCCGCCACCGCCACCATTTGACCCACCACAAGCACCGCCACCTCCAGCAACAACAAGATAATCAATAGATGTGCAGCCAGTTGGAATTGTTACTGTAGCTGTGGAGTTGAATGTAACTGATGTGCCTGCGGCGATAGAATAGGAAAGAATGACGATACCAGAGCCGCCCGCGCCGCCATTGGCGTTTGGTGCTTGAGTTCCACCGCCACCACCGCCGCCAGTGTTAGCGGTTCCCGCTACGCCTGGATTACCACCATTACCGCCGCCGCCAGATCCGCCAGTGCCTGCGTTGGGTGTGTTGGCATAAATACCGCCACCACCACCGCCTGCGTATGTTGTGCCAGAGTAAGCTGTGCCAGCGCCGCCATTGCCGCCGTTTGTGCTTGTTCCATTAGCGCCGACAGCCGAAGCACCACCACCGCCGCCACCGCCATAATTTGTGCCAGCATTATAGTTTGTGCCGCCGGTATTACCTTGTGAGGGTGTTGTTGATGGCGTATTACCCGCGCCGCCGGGGCCAGCATTGCCCGAAACACCGCCACCACCGCCAGAACCGCCAGAACCGCCGCCCGCTGGGGCTGTAGTTCCTCCATAGCCACCGCCTGCGGAAGTAACTGTTGTAAAAGGCGCGGGGCCAAATATTGAACTTGAGCCGCCTTGTGTTCCAAGACCGCTACCGCCAGACCCGCCCGCGCCAACTGTTATTGTGTAAGAACTGCCCGCAGTAACAGAAACGCCAGTTCCTGTTCTAAATCCACCTGCACCGCCACCGCCGCCAGATAAACTACCGCCGCCGCCACCGGCAACAACAAGATAATCAACGGTCGTTACCCCTGTAGGCGCGACCCAAGAGCCAGAAGCCGTAAAATTTTCAATGACTGTGTATGTAACGCTGCCGCCACTATTAAGCAGCATTGCCATAATGCCGGACATTAGGTTACTCCGCCGCCGGATACGACAAATGTTGGCGAAGCGCCGCCAGTAACGCAGAGCAATGTAGCAACACCATACTGAGCAAGCGTTCTATTGCCAGTTGTGGCTGTGCCAGCAAGACGGAAAGTCACATTAGAGCCAGCCGTTATGGTCTGGTTAGAGCCAGAGTTATTATAAATCGTAAATACATCACCAGCGCTGTAAATTGACGCATTGACCGTCACGCCGCCGGTTGTGATTGAAATATGCTTGCCGACATCGCTTGTATTAGTTGGCGTATAAGCGCCTGACTTTGTAACTTGCGGAATATTTAAATAACCAAGCGTTCCGCTTGTTGGAAACGTAACAGATGTATTAGCGGTTAATGTGCCTGTAAATGTATAGGCACCAGACATTGTAACACTGCCGCCAATGGTAATTGTCGAAGAACCATTGTTGACGCCAGTGCCGCCTCTAGCGGAGGCTAATGTTCCAGAACTAATGTTAGAAGCATTTGTTGTATCAGTCGTCGCTGATGTAGCTAAACCAGTAACGCCAGCAGCCGGTAAGCCTGTGCAGTTTGTTAATGTGCCGCTTGTCGGCGTTCCAAGGATAGGCGTTACAAGCGTCGGGCTGGTAGATAAAACATTGCTGCCGGAGCCGGTGCTAGTAGTTACGCCAGTGCCGCCAGATGTGACGGCCAATGTTGCTGATAAGCCAGCAGCCGTTCCTGTCGTATTCTGATTGAACGTCGGCCACGTAAATGTGCCTGTAGAAAAATTACCAGATGTCGGCGTGCCTAAAACTGGCGTGACTAATGTGGGG